TTAAGCTTTCTTACATAAGAATAATTGTATGCCGAAAACAAAAATAAGAAATTAGGAAATTAAAAATGAGATATTCACACTTACTGCATACTTTTGTTTTTAACATATGAATATACAATTATTAATATGTTAATATACATACATTTATTAATAAAAAAGCGTTTAAATGAACTTTTAAATCCATTTAAACGCTTTTTAAAATCACATTAAATAATACTCATCTGTCTTCATAAATTCTTGAACAGGTTCTTTATATTTCTCAGGCACTTCCTCAATTGTCATAAGTCCGTGTTTAATTCTCGATGCATAAAATCTTACATATATTTTCAGCTTTCTTTTACTACTCATTGCCTTCTTCCTCCTCGCTTCCCATAAGCTCTGCTACCACATTTGATAGAGCATCTATGCGACCTGTAAGTGTCGCCTCCAGCTGTTCTGTCTTGTCCATAGACCTGAACATCAATAAAGCCTGCATTTGAACGATTGCCCCCATTGCATCTTTAATAAAATTGATTGTGATACCTTGCAATTTAAGGCCTGTTATAGACTGCTCTCCGGCATCATCCTGAACTGTCATGATTACAGTATTTGCATCAGACAACTTACCTTTTAACTCATCTAATTCTGCAAAATTATCAATCACCGTGACAAATGTATCACCGTAATATGTACTAAGCTCTATCTCGGTCTTATCCTTTAATATTAATTTGCTCATTTAAAATCTCCTTTAATTAATAAACTCTATATGGCTAATTCCTGATACACTATTGTTAACATATACACTAACCTGTATGGTAAACCACTCTCTGTGACTTGCTTCTGAAACAGCCATACCTAAAACAATTCTATGGTGACCTTGTAAATCAGACACATCTATATCAACAAAATATTCTGCACCTACTGGTATTTCAGTAGGTGTATTCCACTGTCCTTGTGCTATAGGTATAACACCATCTTTATAACCAACTCTTTTTATAATATTAGGGTTTATTTTTGAGTTCCTGCTTGCCACATATTCAGGTGTTATATTTGTAGGTAATGCCCATAAAACACCTACTAAAGAACCTACTCCACCTGTCGTCGACCACTTACCTCCATAAGGGTATTTCAAACCTAACCTTATAGTTCTAAAAGATGAAAGATTAACAGAATGAGCAAGTGTAACTGCTTCTTCCAAAACAGCATTACTCCTATACTGGTGTAGGCCTCCTCCTGAAGCTGAAGATGTATTACTAAATCTTATAATACCGTCTCTTATCTCAGTTGAGGGTTTACTGTAAACATTTGGGTTATTTCCCAATCCTATATTCGCCACCCCTGACACTAAAACATTGTCAAAGGTGGCATTCCTAAAAGCCACTCTACCTACATTTGAATCTTTCATTGTGCCTACAATACCATGTATATTAACACCCTCTCTTATATTCCACGGATAAAGATTAGGTGATGGAAGAAATACATAATTGGCTCCCTGTATGTAGTGGCCATTTGGTACCCTTGTAACTATTCCTCTACCACGATTTGCCCCAGTTGCATCATCCCACGCAAAACCGTTGTTATCAACAGCACTTATAACATCACCAGTATTACAAATCCACCTTGGAATTGCTCCCTGAAAGTTAATTCCGTACTGAGATGAGGCAGTTTGCCCCTGAAGTACTGATTCTTTAACTGCATTTCCTAATTCTGAAGCATTTGCTTCAACATGAGGATTACCATCATTTCTAAAATAATAGGCATTTCCATGTCCCATTATCATAACCAGCTTCCCTCTGCCGCCATCTATAGCTAAAACCTTTGCCTGATTTATGGTGTAGCCATTGTCCTGAGTATTAATCATTTTAATCTGCCCACGCTCACCACATGTTGTAGTGTCACTCAAAGTTTTCTCAGGATGATAATTAACTGCACTTTTAACTAAAGCTGTAGGAGCAATAAGATAAGGCTGATAACCCGAAGAAGCATGATAGTAACCTTCTTTAAGCCTTACAACATAGCCACCTTCAGCAGGATATAACCACATTTCTGTACAATCTTCACCTCTATATCCTCGTATAGGTATAGCGCCTCGTACTCCTGCAACTGTTGCATTGCTAAGCATTTTATTTGCATCTATTCCAATGCCATTAGCCAATACTGCATAGGGTATAGCCACACACGGCTTATATTGCCCATTTTGTGAATAAAAGCCTTCCTCCATTCTCGCCAAGAACTTTGAATCCCAATGTGCATTGACGAACTCTACTGTATCTACTATATTGCCACGATTAGGTATAGTACCCTCAACAACTTCATCATCACTATCACTTGTGATAGTCTTGTAGCCTCGTAGAACTTGAGCTTTGCCGGCTGTCACATCATCCGATCCGACTCCACCTGCTCCACCCTTTAAGATAATTGCTTGACTCATCTTTATTCTCCCTTAATTGCAATAAAAAAAGCCGCCTTGGGCTTCTTTACATAACACATAAGTTTTAATTCTCCATTACTTACAATACCTTTATTTATGCAGGAATACGCTTTCTCTTGAGCTTTGATAATATCCGCTCTACTTTCGCCTTCGCTAATATGTTGTGATATTGTAGGAGTATCTCCATCTTTAAGAGTAGCTACTTGTAATATCTGTGTCCATGGTCCTGATCCGGTCCACCTGTCAGCCGGTACATTTACTACCGTCACTCTTTTCATATCAGTAATTTTATTTACGTACTCTGTTTTATCAACTTTTAGATGCAACAGATTTAACGCTTCAGCCTTTTTGATAAAATCGTTGGCTGATACTGATATCTTCACCTCTGCTGCTGTATCAAATGCAAAGCTTATTTGATAATCATACTCTATTTCTCTCTCTGATATAACCGGTACCTTTTCACCTGCTCTATCCTGTCCTACAATAAAAAGTATCTCTTCTGTGCCAAATCTTGCATATATACCTATCTGCTTTAATTGATACTCTTCTGTTACATCTAAATTTGTAAGAGTCAGCTTTACTACCGCTACATTATTTTCAATATTAACACTATTTACTTGCAGGCTCTGCTTTCTTCCTACTATCTCTACAAGTCTTTTAGGCTCAGAGCTAACTATATCTGAAGAAACAGCTTTCGTAATCGTTATTGTGCTTCCCGTTACTATACTAGCTAACTTCCTACTACCTGCTTCAGTTAAATAGAACTTCATTCGACCACCTCAAACTTCATCTTCTTATGCGTAAATTCACCAACTCCAATATATATTGTAGCAACTTCATCCCTTGGCACAGAATTTATAAACTTATAATCAAAGTGTGCCGGGCGGATATCTTTAAAGAACTTCTTTGCAATATCCATATTTTCAAGAAGTGAAGCACTTCCAACATATATATCAAATCTACATCCTACTTCCTTTATTTTTACTACATCAGCATTTAAAAGACTTTTTATTGTATCCTCAAGGTTTGCAATTGTAGGAAGTAGCTTCTGATATTTCTTTACAAGTATCTTGAGTCTTCTCTGTGAAATTGATAGCTCTACATTAGGCTCTATAGCATAATCTCTTTCAAATCGTTCAATTGTATCATTACAACTGAAAATATTAAATTCATTGCTTAGTTCCTCAAAAAAACTATATAAATACTCAATTTCAACATCTTCAGCATCTATAAGTTCCTTCATCTGCTTTATCTTATACACAAAAAGTGGCAAATTATCTTTTATCATCTTGCTACCCCTATAGATATACTTGATATTATCGGGAAGCTTCCGGATTCAATATCTATTGATACATTATTCTTGTTTATGCTCATAGTGTCCACATCTGTTACATTCTGAATACTAAGTAATATATTTAATATCTTTGCATATGAAACTCTTTGTCTTAGTGTTGTATCAAAATCAAGTTCTGATAAATATGTATTTAAATTCTTTTTAAATGCTGTTTTAATATCATCTAAATAAGATTCATTTTTGACTCTTATCGTTGCGTTTATTTCAATTGGAAATGTTGTTGCTGCCTTGATTAATACATTTGCACCTGCCAACTTATTTGCCTCAATCACATCTTTAACCTTTTTAATCAGCGATTCATTTGCAGCTTCATTGCCTTCAGCTACAATCAATACATCTACTGTTCCCGGTCCTCTTGCAAGGTCTATAACTTTTACCTTGTCCACACCGGTAACACTTTTAGCTGTAGCCTTATACCATGCAACGTTTCCATATCCAACTACATTAGCCTCTGATTCATGTATCCTCTTTCTATAATTCTCATCACTCTCCCTGTCATATCCGCCTGATGATACAGTATCAATTGCAACCTTTGAAAGTCCTATATATCTCTCCAAAAACTTCAACTTTGCATTTGGATATAATCTATATCCACTTCCTTTAGCTGCTGCAATACCTGTAACTGTTACCACACCTGAGTCACCAATTATGTAATCTCCTCTTACATAAAAAATAACTCCTGTATCTTCAGACTTAATTCCTGTACCGTCTGCAACGGTCTTTCCTATTTCTCCATATATTTTAAATACGGCTTCTTCATAAGTTGCTTCTAATCGTTGAATGTTATGTTCGAATTTTCCAAGTCTATCAAGATCCTCTCCTGTTGCAGTATCAACATGAATCCTATCTAATAATGTACCAACCTCATAACTATAAAATTTAGCTAATTCATTCGCTACTGAGGATAAATTATCATATGTAAAGCTTCCTTCAATCTTTGAAGCAGGGTTTTGTACCTTTTCTTTTAATCTATATAAAATCGCATTATAGCTATTATCCATTTGATACCCTCATCTCTTCCTCGATTTTTCCATATATTGTACTTACAATGAATTTAAGCTTTATTTCTTGACTCTTTGAATGTAAAAAGGTGAAGTCACCTACATCAACAATATACGGATTTACTAAAAGTGCCTCTTGTATATATCTTGATATTTCACTAAAAAGAATATCTTCATCCTCGACCGTACCAATTAATATACTTACTTCATTACCGTATTTATTACTGTAAGCATTAAATATAAATCTTTCAGTTTTTAAAGCCTTATATATCCATATTTTTAAAGCTTCGTTCCCTTCGACTAAATAATATTTACCATGTTTTATTTTCAATTCTTCTCTTTCAAAGTCAAATGCCCACTCCCTATACATTGGAAGCCTTTTTTCATCTGAAATTTTAGCGACCGAAAGTTCAGGGAAAATATTCATACTCCTACCACCTTGCTCAATATGTAAAAGTTATCCATTACCCTTTGCACTACAACATAATCACCCGGATTTATTTTAATTGTATTTAAAATGCTTTTTAATGCTTCTTTTAATTCTGTTTCTTCAGTAGCAATACTATCCGGATCCAACTCAATTACCATCCCCGGATTCACATTTAAGTTTACACTTATATCAACCTCTCCTATTCTTATAGTAAGAGGTTTTATACTAAGCACCTTAGCAACTTCCAAGTTATATCCGTTTAATGCTGCTCCACGTTGTTCCATTATTTTACTAAGTTCAGTATAAGGATTACTCATTTAAGACCTCCACTGTCAAACTCATTGTATGCTCTCCACTACCAATGCTATGACTATCACCTGTTACAAGAAACTTTCCTGTAAATCCGTTTGAAATATCCTGAATAATAACAGCTTTACCGGATATTACATTAAAGTCACCTACAGCATTAATATTTGAAGTGTTATTTATACCAACAAGCTTTTCTTTTGCAGATACAGAAACATCTTTGTCTTTTTCTGCTTTTATAACATCCTGTAATATTCCATATTTTAAGTTTTCTTCAGCTGAAGTTTCATACACTTTCCCATTCTTATCATCAAGAACAATAACTCGGTTTACCATATTTTCCATACTCTTTTTATAGTTTGCATCCATAAGATTTGCTTTACCGGATATTACAGCAACTACTTCACTGCCTTTCTTTCTTACTTCGACTTTTTCTCCTGCAGCAGTTATGTAGTAATTATCTCCGTAGGCCTCAGATATTGCTTTGTATATTGTTTTGTCGCCTGTACTTATTACCGTTTTATCTACTGCTACACTTTCCAACATTCCTGTAGGAATCTTAAACTCGTCAAGTATCTTTCTTGTTATCGTCTCAGCACTTCCTTTATAAACACCGGCAAGTTTATTTTTGCCTAAGTACCACAATACATCTCTTGATGTTATTGATACATCACTACCGCTTAAAGAAGAGGAAACTTCTGTAACTACTCCTACATACAGTAGTCTGTTTTTATCATCAAAAAGATTGATACTGTTGCCTATATCAACTTTAACTAAAGGCATTGAAATTTTAGGATTATATAGATATGTAAAGCTTAAGCTCCTTGACCTTTCATCAATATCACCACTCCATGTGGCATTTACACAAAGATTAGTTATATCTTTGTCATTAGCAATAATTCTCATGGTATAAGTATTTTCATCCCTTCTCTAAGCTTTTTAGGATTTATCCCTCCGTTTGCTTCAGAAATCTTTTTCCATTTTTCACCGCTTCCATAATATTTTTTTGCAAGACCCCATAAGGTAGTCTTGCTGTTTACTATTTCAATATTGCCTGCTTTAGGGGCATTTTCTGCCCCTCTGTCAGACAATACTACATCTGCACTTTTTGCAATATCTCCATCTTTTTTTAATATGCTTACACTTTCAACCGTTGGTATATCAATATCCTTAACCTCTGTAAGTTTTAATTCAATATAAACATCAAGTTCTCCCTCTTTAAGAGTAATATTTTTACTGTCCAAGATTGCTTTAAAGTTCATTGTAGGTTTGGATACAATAAATCTTAAAGTTATATCTTCAGTAATCCATTTGTTTATAAGTTCGATATCGGAATCTAAAGAGCCTCTTCTTCTAAATCTTGATTTAGATGATGGAAGGAATGTTGATATACTTACAGTTTTCAATCCTCTTTTTCCCGGAAAATAAACATCACCAAGATTATCTATATTCTCTCTTATATTATCTCTTGACTCACTTATTGTTATACCGGATGGATTAACATTGAACTCAATACTATTACCATTTATATCTTTTATTAATATAGCTCTGGTCTTTCTCATCTATCCACCTGCTTCATCTTCTTAACCAGTTCAGTTGTAACCTTATCAATATCCGCCTCTTCTCTTATAACCATAGAGCCAATATTAATATTTACTGACTTACCTCCAAGCATTTTCTGTGTATCTGAATTTGAATGTACTTTACTACCTGCAGGTAAACTTACAAGCTCAGGTCCATGCTCTCCTACAGTAGTGTATCCTCCACTCCAGTAGCTTGTTCCCGTTGCATTTGCTCCAACAGAGCTCTTTCCACCGCCTATAAATCCTGCAACATTCTTTACAGCTCCTGCAACAGCACTGACTCCCTTGCCAATTCCATTAATAATAGGCTCTATTACACTCCAAGCAGCTTTTACTACAGCTTCTATAGCCGGAAATGCTTTTTCAAATGCAGATAAACAAAGGTCTACCGCTGCAATTATTAAGTCAAATGCTCCACCTATCACTGTTCCCATTGTACTTAGAACTCCACTTACTATAGGCCCCATAGTCTCTATAATTCCTTGGAATAATTGAGAATGGCTTCCAAGCATTGTGAACACTGCACCTATTTTCTCACCTACAACAGATATTATTGAGGCTATTCCCGGGAAAATTTCAGCTATATAGCTTCCAAGGCCTTGTATTATCGCACTTGCTACAGGTGCAATTGCTGTAATTACACTTCCGATAGCATTTATAGCATTAACTATTACAGGTGTAACACTTTCAAAAGATAACCCCATTCCACTTACAGAACCTGAAAAGATTTCTCCAAGTGTTGTCATTATCGGACCTACTGCATCAAATACCTGTCCCATCGAGCTTTCAAATGCAGGCATTGCATCCATTACATTAGATAAAGCATCTGTAATAACAGGTAACGCTTTTTCACCTACAGATGTAAGCATTACAGCACCATAGTTTTTAATCTTATTTGCCATAGCGGCTACAGATTTGTTCTGCTGTTGAAATGCTCCTTCTGCTGCTCCTGATGCCTTAGTCATTGCATCTGTCTTAGTTGCAAAATTTTCAGCCTGTGAACCTGCCAGTGCAAGTACCGCATTCTTAGCCTCAACAGATGAAAAAAGACCTGCAAAGGCAACTTCATCACCATTTACAGAGTCTTTTAATTTGTTAAGTATAGATCCAAGGCCTTCACTTTCAAGTGCAGCAGCTCCTGAGGCATACCCCATCTTTTTAAGTGCTTCACTCATTTCTGTTGAAGGTGACATAAAACCTTGCATTGTAGCTTTAAGCTGTGTAGTAACTTCTGCAGTTCCTCCGGTTACACCTGTAAGTGTAGCCATTGCACCAAAGAGTTCTTCTTGGCTTACCTTTAGAGTAGATGCAAGCGGTATTACCGCACCCATACTGGAGGCAAGTTCCGGGAAACTTGTTTGACCTAATTTTACAGTTTCAAATGCTAGATCCGCTGCCTTACCTACTGCCTCAGCTGAGGTATCTCCATATCCCTTTGTTACAGCTGAGAGCATTTTAACAGCTTCAGACGTTTCCGCATTACCTGCCTTTGCAGCTTTTGCTGCAATCTCAAGCTGTTTTGTTGAGTCCGCACTCTCTCCAAAAGCAGACACAACTTCATAAAGTCCGCCTGATAAATTATTAAGGTCTACACCTGTATCCTTTGATATGGTCTTGAGGCTTTCTCCCATTGATGAAAGCTTGCCTTTTACATCACCGTCAAGCAATGTACCAACGTTTGCCATTCCTTTTTCAAAGTCTATTGCTGATTTTACAGCCATTCCTCCGGCTGCTGCAATTGCCGTAAATCCTGCTGCTCCTGCTGCAAGTCCCAACTTTGCTATTGCTCCACCAACGGCTTTTACTCCATGTGCGACAAATCGTATTACCTTATTATCTTTGATTGTGGCAAGTCTTGAAGCTACATTTCTAATGCCCGATATCGCTTCATGTACTCTTGATCTGATAGTTACATTTCTATCTCTCAAGTTCTCCGTCTCAGTTTCTACATTGTCTATTGCTGATACAGCACCTTCTGTATTTGCCGATACACTTACACTTCTGTCACTTAAATTTTCTGACTCAGTTCTAACATTTTCTATTGACGATACAGCACTTTCTGTATTTGCTGATACGCTTACATCTCTATCACTTAAATTTTCTGACTCAGTTCTAACATTCTCTATTGCAGATACAGCATTATCTGTATTTGCACTAACAGTTATATCATTAGCATTTGTACCGTTAAGCTGTGATAATGACTCTCTTGCTCTTCCGATATCTGATTGAAAGTTTCTTGCAGCTTGTGCTGCTCCTCTAAGTACTCCGGTTACATCATCCTGTAGCCTTATTACTCCACCAAAAACATCCATCAGCCTTCTCCTACAAGTACATCAGCTACTGCCTCTTTTATCAATCTCTTTTGCTGCTCTTCATTAAGTTTTGCCAAAGCTTCCAATACTACTTTTTCACTTCTTGTAAATCCGTCAAGTTTTTCAGGCAAAATCCCAACACTAAGGCAGTAGCCATATAAATACGCTTCATGTGAATAAATCAGCTTTTTTTTAACTCGTCAACATCCGATACTGTAGTCTTATCTTTCATTCCTGACAAAGCAAGAACTTCATTTGCAAGTTTTGTTCTATCTGCAGGAGTAAACACATCCATTATCTCTAAATGTGTTTTTATGATCTTCTCTCCAACCATGTATGTCGCAAGTTCCTGAAGAGTCTTTGAAGCGTAATAGATTGTGTATTTATCAACTACTACATTGTTCTCAGAATAGTTAAAACAATCATTTAGCTCCTCTGAACTAAGACCTCTAAGTTCTATCTCTTCATCCAGATCACCAATATAATATCTTTTTACCTTGCGTTTTTTTCTCTCCTCCATCTTTTTTAAAGCTTTATCCGCAAAAGACTTAAAAGTCAAAACTTTCTCTGTATCTACCATGATTAAATCACTCCTTTATTTCATCTAAACAAATCATATCTGACGGAGTAAATGAGAATGGAAATTCTACTTTTACTACCGCACCCATTTCATAATCAAGTGGAAATTCACTTAAAGCAACATTGCCTATCTGATATCTTTCTATTTGTCCTCCGATTGCATCAGGATCTGCAAGTGTTGTCATTATAGTCCCCCTAGGATCTTTCCCTTTTAAGATTTCTTTCCTAATACTTTCAAATGCAGAATAAATCTTGTTTATAGATACGGTACCCTCGCCTTTCAGCCCGGTTATCTTTGTATCTATGTCCATCCCCATCTGAACTTCTTCTCTATTGACTGTAGTTTTTACACTGATTTTTGTACATCCTGCAATTTTCAATCCATTATAGAAAATTTCAGCATTTGTACCCGAAAGTACTCTTTTACCCGTTATCTTCTCTTCCATAAGCTCTCCTTAAATCTCAATTCCCATATCCAGATCTTCCATAGCATCTACAAACTTAAATTTAGCTCTTATAGCTATATGACTACCTGTATTGGCTTTGTTCAAGTCAATCTCAGTCATCTCTGAAGTATCTTTCTTTTTCTCTTTTTCAAGATACTTTTTTATCCAGGCCGTATTAAGCGAAACTTCAATATCTTCATCTTTGTCTATAACTTCTCCAGCTATATCCTGAAGATACGAATGTACAGCACCTACAAAAATCTGCTTTTCGTCGTAAGTATTATTTTTCTTACCTACATACTGATCCTCATAAGTTGATTTTATATCACTTCTGACCATGTCAGATCCTTCAACAATTTTTATTTTTTTAAAGTCAACCGGTGCTTCTTCAGATATAGTTACAAGTGAAGTAACTCCTCTTGCAATCTTAAACTTCTCACCATCAAATATAATAATAAATTTTCCGGCATTTATATCCTCATCAGGGTTTTTTGACTGCTTTATATCAACAATTTCCTTGAGAACCTTATAAGTTGAAGACTCCTTGATATTTACTCCTGCCAACAAACCTGCAATTCTTGCTGTATAATCTTCAGGCTTGATTGTAATGACCTCACCCTTATATACGATAGATATATTTGTCGTTGCAAAATTTACTACTGCCGGTGAATCTGCAGCCTGATCTACAAGCACAGCCTTACCCTTCTTGTACTTCTTCTTTTTCTGACTGTCAAAATAGCTCGCAAAAAGAGCACCCTCTTCTTTACTTAAGCAAGGTGCCGCAAACCAGTCAAATTTCAAATTTTCAATCAGCTGTTTACATTCATCTACATTAATGCCCATTTCTTTAGTTACAGCCCTTACTACTATAACTTTGTTCGGATTCCCCATAAAACACAAGTCAATTATTCTAAAATTATCTGCAGTCCAGTCTTCTTTTACTACATCCTCTATCTCTGTATAGGCATTTATTACCGTTGTTTTAGTGCTGTCTTTAAGTAATAGTAATACAACTCCTCTACTGCTTCTTGCAACAAAGGAAACTGCCTTTTTATAAAATTCAATATTTATACTTGGTAATCCCATTTACCCTCCTTATTTAAAAACTAATGCTTTTACAAACTTCTGCTTCAGGCTCTTTAATATTCATATCATCAAAGAAATCCAAGTTGAATGTTATATGCAGTGTATCGTCCGCAATACTTGATCCGATATTCAAGACTTTCAAAAATCTATCTCCCACCTTAAATCCTATACCTATTCTACCTGTTATCAGCTCTACCATCTCATACATGTCTTCATTACTACTTTTACTTTTTTCCATAAAAGTAATATCAACAAGAATTAACTTCTTACAGCTCTTGCCATCAAGTTGTATAGACATTGAAAGTGGAACAAGCTGTATATAGAGCAGTGGAAACGCCATCTTATCAATCATTTCAATCTGCTCTATGTCTTCAGCAAAAATATTTAATCCCGGTTTAACCTCATTTAAAAGCCTTATTAAAGACATTTTAATGTCATTTAAACCAACCATTAAAAAGCCTCCTTGAGTGCATTAACCATTGCTTCAATATCACTACTGTAATTAGACTGTTTATAGTTTGCTATCCCTCTCTCAAGCATATACTGACCTCTTGTCATTCCACCGTTCTTTGTTCTTCTACCATAATTAACAGCCGGACCATAGACTATATTATTTTTTATCCAAATAATATAGTCATTTCCCTCTTTGGTAACTTCATTGTACCAATTTCTTCTCAGGTGCCCGGTGATTACCGGAGTCCAGGCCTTTACAGAATCGACTGCATGCCTGCCTATCTTCATTGCTTCTCTTTCAAAAATTTCAGACTGCCACGCCTCAAGACCTCTTTCAAGCATTTCAGCAATCTCATTCATATCCCTCATCAAACCACCTCTTCTATCTTCAAACTTGCTTCTATGTGTGACGGATATTTAAAGCTCTTTCCTGCTCTGCCTGCAATGATGTCTCCTGAACTTGTTCTAACTTCTATAAAGTCCTTATCCCTTATATCTATGTTAGGAGCTGCGAATATAACATACTCTTCACTCTTTTCATAAGCTATATCAGTTCTACCCGGTTCTGATTTTGTAGACAAACTAAGACCACATGGAACATTGTCATAAATTAGTTCTTTTTCACTTTTACTTTCGCCATAATCAGTCTTAAAAAGCTTGTATCTGTAAAGCCTTAGCTTATCTTTGTATAGCCGGCTTAATATCCTCGCCTCACTTGTCACTTTCCTTTTCCTTAGTCTTTTTTTCACTCTTATTATCTTTATCTTTTATTTCAGCACTAGACTCAGAATCCTGCTCCCTATACCTAAAAAGATATGATAACTTTTCACTATCCTTCATCAATCCATCCTTATCTTCTTGTACCTGCTAAATGCCTTTAAAAGCTTTTCATCAAAATAACTGCTATCTATAGCAGTATAACTTATTGATGTATCCCCTCTTTCAATTGAAGCAACACCATCCATTGCACTTTCTTTATATGCTTTTACCACCATCTCTCTGATTGCAAAGTTAAGCCCCTCAGGAAAATCCTTTCTGTTTAGATAACTTATAATTGCACTCCTGGCATCATCTATCATGATGCCAAGTAATGCATCGCTTTCAGTATCTGTAATTCCAAGCAGTATCTTTATCTGCTCAAGCATATACTAGGCCTCAGTGCTTATTCTTATAGCACCTATATTTGACTGCTTAATCCAAAGATCATGATACTTTCTATACCCTATAAACCATGCATCCGCCTTCTGATTAAGTTCCGGAGTAATAATCTTTGGTGCATCCTGCTTACATACTGCAATAGCTGCCTTTCTCGGCATAACAATATAGTTAATCTGCTTTGCTGTTGACTTTTTCTTAAATCCGTCTTTTTGTCCTGAACTCTCAGAACCCTTAAAGAAATCATACTCTGTAAACATTCTTGATGAAGGAACCGCAATAATAGGACACTCATCAATAGTTCTTATCTTTGTTGTAATCTCGCCCTTAACAAAATCAGCCTGTGTCAACATCTTTGTAAATGTCTCATTGTTATTTAAAAGGCCTCTTGCTATACCGTTTATAATAACAACAAGCTCATTGCTCTCACCGATTTCATCTCTGACACTTGCTATATCATTTGCTATAGCCTTATAGATAGTTTTTTCTGTAAGAGCTGTTGTCTCCGCTCTTACATTTGATGCAGCCTTATCCTTTACAATTTCATGAATTTTAGAATATCTATATGCATCCACCTCAGGAACCACCTTTGTTCTTTGAAACTCTCCAAGTACTGTTGAAGCTGAAGCAAGGAAATTGGTCTCCTCAACATCCATTGCATCAAGCATGAACCCTTCACCTCTGTCCATTGTCATCTTTACAGTCTGATATGAAAGAGTTACTCCACCTGTCGGGTATCCGTCAGCTCTGGAGTAATCCTTTAATCCATCCATAACAATTGTAGGAATTTTTATTTCGCTTCCTCCGGTATAGATAACATCTCCTGCATTTGCTTCCATAAATCCACTTGTAAGCTCCTCAACCATTAACTTGTCTAACTTATTCTGAAAAATTGTTCTTGCTGCACTTATATTTAACGCCATTTTAAATCTCCTTAACCTCTTAATCCTGCTTCTATGATATCCGCCATAGAGCCTGTACCTTTGTTAATATTACCTTTACTATCTTCCGGACTTTTACTCTTTGCTACTTCTCCAAGCTTTTTCTCCACCTGATCTCCCAACACCTTTTCAAGCAATTCAATACTTGCTTCAGTATCTTCCAGGCTACCTCTAATAACCAAAGGTAAAACATCTTCAGACAGCCCTTTATCTCTTAAAATGCTTTTAGCACCTGCTTCAATCTCCCTTTTAGATAGTTCTTCCTCTCGCTTTGAAAGTTCCTTTTCCCTATCTTCAAGGCTCTTTTCAGATGTTTTAGTAGATGTTTTATCTTCAGCCGGTTGTTTTAAATCTTTTTCCTTTTCCTGCAATCCGACTTCCTCAGATGCTTCACTTACCTTACCATCTTTAGACTCTATAGGCTCTTTTACTTCAATATCTTTTTTAGTCTCTGTAGACTCTACATCACTACCTTCAGGTGGCTTACCATCTGCCTCCGTTGCACCTTCAATATCCTTTTTATTAAGGTCCTTATCATCATCCTTAATTTTTGCTTCCTCCATTAAAGCTCCTTTCTCAAATTAAAAAAGACTCTGAAAATTATTCAAAGTCTAATTTTTATAAAATAAAAAAGACTGCATAAGCTGCAATCTTTTCTAATCTCAGGTTTAGTATAGTGTCACACACTATACCCTATTTAAAACACGTTTAAACACCGTTTAAATTTGTTTAACTATTTTTACTTGAACAATTCTACCCTAGAACATCTAATTGCATTTACAGGCAAAATATGAGGGTATCAAGATATCTTTTCATAATCATATTTATCAAACTTCACACTCACATTATCTCCATCAAGTATGTAGTCAACAAATATATACATATCATCCCATCTGTCATCATCCCATATTTCTTTATCTTTTCTCCCCAAGTATAATTTTTCAAACTCATCAGCCTGATCAAATGGAACTAACCATCCTACCAAATCACAAACCGATATACCTTCAAGATCCAAATCTCTTCCCTGTCCTGTCTCCGAAAAAAATACCCCTCCTAGCCTTTTTGCTTCTTCTTGTACAATTTTAAAAAATTTCTCAAAATCAGAACCTTCTTGCGTTCTTAGCCCTCTCATTTTTCTTTCCTCCATCAAATAATGATATGAACTCTCCGTCAAGCTGTGTTACAACCAAGTTCTCGCCTTTGATATAAAATATAACCGGCTCTTCTTGACTTCTCCAATCACCTACAGCCCTCTCATCAAAGTTATATCTAACGTCTTCAATCAAAGCTCTATATTGTTCTCTTCCTTCTTTAGTCTTTATATCAAAACCATAATCATATCCTCCATGCTTACCTATCTTCTTACCGAACTGTTTATTGGTAACCCTAATAGGAGTGTTTTTTATATCGTCAACTCTCTTTTTAATATCAAGATATATTTCATCTCTATTATACTTAGACTCTTTGTAATCAGCAAGTGACGGCATAGATTTTCCTAAGAGTTTTTTGTATAAGCTATACTCTTCCTTATCCCTCTTCTTATTTGCATCTTTCTTATTCTCAAGTTTCATCCTTCCTTGCTCATCACTTGAAAGTCCTTCATACCAATCTTTATAACTAAGATTTCCATCTACGGTATAATTTTTACCGTCAGATCCTCTCGCTAATCTCTTCAATGGCTTAGTATCAGCCATTGTGGTACTTCTACAGTTTGGATGCATAGGCGGATAATTTTCCCCTACTTTAGCATCTTTTAGTTGGAAACTTTTCATATCAAGTTCCTGGCATATTAAAGAGGTTTTTCTATCTAAAGTAGCAAGATATATATAATGCTCTATACCACATTCTTTATATGCATCCTTAGTTGCCTCTTCATATATCCTTGCAGATTCTGTTCTTATAAGTGTCCTCGCCCTACTTTGTGATGCATCTACTCTCGTCAGTAGTCTTTTTGTCATCTGATCTATTGACTCCCCTCTTATAAGTCCAACAGTTAAAGTGTCTTTTAAAGTTGTCGCAAGCTTATTTGCATCCTTCCAAATACGTTTTGAAAAGCTGCTTCCTGCAAATTTCTTCATTATGATTCCTTGAACTACTTTGGGATTTGGTGAAACAAAGTCCTTTCCAAACCCTATTCCTTGCTGAACTCTGAATACACCTCTAAAATAGTTATCCTCGTATTGACTTGATAAGAAGCCATACATATTTGTCTGATTTTCATTCGCTACCGAAAGTGCTAAGGAATTTATCCTTTCATTCATAAGCTCTAAATGAGTTATGTAACCATTAGTTGATTTAAGCTTTAAGCTTTCCTCAATAAGCTTGATATTCTCTTCTATGTTTTTTACTATCTCTTCAGGTAGTTCGGCTGCCTCCAAAAGCTTAGCCTTCTCTTTTTCAAGTAACTTGAGAAGTTCTTTTATCTCACTTGCTTCTGAACTTGTTAAAAGCTTTTCTTTACTCTGTGATAATAAAGCTCTACTCTTATCAAACTTCTTATAAAGCTCACTTATTTCTTCTTCGAGTTCCTTTGAAACCTTGTTATAAGCTTTAGAAAGTCTTGAATTTATATACTCCTCTGTCTTATTTGTTGCAAATTTCTTATCCTTAATGGCTCTTTGTTCCCAGTAATCCGCACCTTTCATATCCTTAACTTACCGGCTCCATAAACAGCCCTTCGCTTTCCTTAATCTCTTCCTCTATAATTTTAAGTTCCTTATCAGTATCATGTATTATATCCTGTGGCAACATATCAAGCTGTGTTCTCTTACTTACAATGCCATTGAGCTTAGTAACATTGTCAATAATTTCAGATATATTTTCAGTAAAGTTCCTTGTATACTTCTGTTTTACACTTGAAGCGTCGTATCTTTTAGACTTTTTCCAGTTAATCCAATCTGTAATCATACTTATCTTCTTTTTCTTTGCAAGTCGCATTCGGTTTTCCTTCATGATTGCAAGCTGTTCAAGGCCAATAAGCTTATATCGTAAAGCGATTCCTGATAAATCTCCTGCAAAATTTTCATCTGTCATTGCAGGAACCTGAGATGTAAAGAAAATATCTTTAAATAACCTATTTTTAAAGTTTTCACTTGATTCATCATCACTGCCTTTTATTAAAAACTTTGCATCGCCACTCTCATCCAGATACATTACCCTTCTATCTCTTAAGCTTTTTTCACTGTCGCTTAGACTTATGTCCTCTCCACTCTCGTCTACAAGTCCTCCTTCAGCTCCCTTTATTACCAGATATGCATCTGTAAAATAATCCATGTCATTAGCAGTATTGCTTTCTGCCCTGTCATATGCATCTATCAACGTTATAACGCTTTCGTAATCGGAACTCATTTCTTGAGTATTCCAATACACAATCAGAGGTACATCACTTAAATAGTGCCTGTTTACATCCACTAATTCAAATCTTCCACTACTTGTACTTCTTCTAAACTCATACATATCTGACTTATCATAAGCAACAGCTCTTTCTTCTTTTAAATATCCGTCCAAATCATATACTGAAGATAACTTTATAAAACCATTCAAAAACTCATCCGGATATGATGAGTATATTGGAATTATATCCTCCGCACTGTACTGTCTGCTCCTCAACTCACTATTTTCTGTAACATATAGCAGCTCATATGCTATTCCTTTTTTACTCGCTTCTTTAGAAATCTCATAGTCAAAATTATAGTTGTCATCAAGATATGTAAGTAATTCCTTTTTGTATTCTTCATCATCTATAAGATACTCTATAGGTTTACCTGCAAAGTAAGACGTAGCCATATTTGTTATATACCTTGCAAATCCATGAAATATCTTATTATTAGGCTTTCCCGCCTTCATATTTCTAAGTGCAATGGCATCATTCTTTACATCATAATAACGCTCAAGCATCCTATAATGTTCCACTGCTCCCATCTTGAACTTATTAACAATCTTCGTTATAAAGTCTTCATCTATAACTTCGTTCATGTCAAAATAAAACATATATACCTACATTCCAAGACTTGACTTATAACCAAGTCTGGCTTTCTTCTTACCCTTAACATCACCATTTATAAATTCCACAAGCCCTGTCAATGTATCTTCAGCATCATCATGATCATTTTTGCCTTTCCTTTGATACTTCTTCACATGTCTTGAAAATTCGGGATATTTTGTTTCCCAATCATCCGGCATTATAACCTGATCCATAACATTACTTGCATTGGCAAGTATTCTTGTCTTCTTATTTTTACTTTGTGAGAACCATGTAACCATACATTTAAAGGCTTTTAAACCTTGTAAAAACCTTATTACATTCCTTGCAAAACCTCTTCCGCCATTATTACTCTCAATAATACAATCTCTCACACCATAAAAAGACAGCCTCCTAGCCGTTTCCTTTTCAGTAACTTCCATAGCTTCATCTGTATAGTAAATATCAAGCACATATCCATATCTTCCAATCACTGCAGCAGCTATCATACAAAGATAATCAGCACCGGTATCTGCAGTATCTACATACGCAATCATTCGCTCCGCCTTATCTGTATCTATTGCATCATATGTTTTGAATATTCCATATAAGCTACCCTTTTTATCTACAGGCTCCTGCATGTAGTTAGCAAGCCATATATCCTCATCAAGTGTAGCAGCCTTCATCTGTAAATCCTTTGTAGAGTACAAGTCCTCACAAATACTTCTGCCATCCTCTTTAAGTGCAGTAAGCTTTAGCTCATAACATCTTCCGGGGAACTCTGCCATCAGTCTTCCTGCCAGATCGTCGCTCGCCCACCTTGTCTGAATTACTATTACTAAAGCACCATCAAGCATTCTTGATTGAAAAGTGTTCTTATAAAAGTTCCATATCTCATCCTTTTTGTTATCATCTACAGCTTCCTTTGCATTCTTAAGCGGATCATCAATAATACCGATATGCCCTCTCATACCTGTAATACTTCCATCAAAGCTTGTAGCAAGATAACTCATGTATGAACCTTCTACACTCCATCTTTCCATAGCTCCGTCACCGTATTTGATTTTAAGCTTAGGAAAAAAGCTTTTTACCGCATAGTAATCAAGGTCTCCTTTTATTTCTTCATCCTGAATCGCTTCTCTTACACTCTTTGAGAATGTGAGAGATAAGGTCTGATTGTAAGATACTGCTATAACCTGTGTTTTAGGATTATTTCCAAGTACCCAAGTAATAAATGTGCTTGCTGTGTAACTCTTTCCAAAGCCCGGAGGCTCATTGATTATAAGTATGTCTGCAATCTCTCCGGTTTTACTTTTAAGTCTTTTTTCATATGCTGCTTGTAGCGTTTCACAAATTTGTGTCTGATACTCTCTTTCAGCTTTAAAAAACTCCGGGTTTCTTAGATTGCAAAATGTTCTAAAGTCTTTGATACCCTTTTCTATATTTCTTCGTCTTATAGATTCAGGAGAATTGTCAAGACCTTTCAGCCCTGCTTCCCTGTCTCTATAATCCTTGGCAAAATTTAAAAAATCATTCATATCAGTACTTTTCATGACTTAAAATCATAGCAGCTACATCATGTTCCCTTCTAATACTTTCAGCACTAACTGCATCATATCTATGCCTATTATCTCTATCCCACTGCCTTTTATACTCTTTTCTCTTAAGCTTACCTGCAGCCTTTCTTCTTTCCTTCTCATGTTCATATGCTTCACATGTAGATAGGTAACCCTGTATACTTCTTCTACTCTTTTCAAGTAAAATTGCTATATCGTTTATCTCAAGGCCGTCATTAAAAAACATATCATAAGCCTTATCTTTCCAATCTTTCATTGCCACTTCCTCTTTTTGTCGGATTAAAAAAGGGCGTGACAATAGACTGTACATCCATGTCTTACCCTTTGATATTGTTTTTCATCTCTTCTTCAGTTTCATTAGCAAGCTCTGTAAGAATCTGTGCAACATCAGGATGTGATGCGGCAATTTCTTTGAATATCTTCTCCTTAAGCACGTTCATAGCGGTATGAATATCCCCGGCATTCTCTCTTGCCTTAATCTTAAGTCGTTCATTATTGACCTGTGCACTTTGCAGAGTCGCTATAGATTTTGCAACGCTTGCCATCTCTTTTGCTTTCATTTCCCCATCCATCATAGCTTCCATAAGGATTTGGCTCATAATCATATTATTTGCCTCATGCAGCTCCGTTGGTGGTCTGTCAACCTCATCTTCAGCTAAAAGCTTTGCAAACTGTTTTGCCACCCTTACAGATTCAAACCGCTTCAGGTATTTTCTTCCATACCTGCCAACACTCGACTCATGTACATCATACCCTGCATCATTTAAATCATCTGAAATCTCCTTGTAGGTCTTTCCACTAAGCAAACTCTCTTCAACGTCAGTTTTTACTTCTACAGGCAAGCTGTCAATCTTTCCATGTGTCCTGTTATCAGCCATCAGCCAGTCCTGTTTCCGCTACATTGCCGTCAAGGAAATCAATGCCCTTTTCAGTGATAAAGTACACCGTTCTTTTTATTCCCTGCCTTGCATTCTCGTAATTTTTACACCTTACAAGTTCCTTACTTTCAAGGTAAAAAAGAGTATTTTCTATATCAGCCTCAATCTTACTTTTATTAAGAACCTGTGTAAGTACCTGTGTACTGCACCCGGTAATCCCTGCCTCTTCAAGCGTTTCAAGAATCGTCGTTCTTGCCACTTCCTTTGTAGCTACATCAATAAGTCTACTCATTTCTATTTACTCCCACATCTTCCATATCTCCCTCAGCCAAATTCACTCCCCTTGGAGTAAGCCATATAAGGGAATCTATGTAACTTGCTTTATTAATAACTACCTTAATGTATTCCTTCCCGGCTCCACCAAGATAATACAATGCACTCTTAAGTTCTGTATCAGTAAGCACCCCTGATAGTGGCAGTGATGCTTTTAATACTGAAATAGAGATGTCCTCACCGTAAAAGCCATAAAGCCTTTCAATGATTGCTCCTCTAAGCTCTTTCTTTTTTAAAATATCCAGGCTTCTCACTACCCCTCACTTCCTGTAAAGACAAGTTAAACCGTGTAAAAACATTAGTTTAACTTCCCTTCAACTTCCTTTAATCTTATATCCACCGATTCAACGCTTTTTCCAAGTTTCTCCATTGCATTATTTATTCCCACCATTGATGTACTTATTTCCCTTAGTGAATCGTTCATCTTGTCCATCTGTCTCATAAGAACTTCTTCTCTGTGCATGCTCTCTTCTCTTATCATTGTCTCTCGCTTTTCAGACTCTTTTCTGATAAGTTCTTCACGCTTTGCATTTTCACTCATGAGTAAAGCTTCTTTTTCTCTTGCATTAATCTTTGCATGCTCAAGTTCTTTTCTAACTTCATCCTGTTTTGCTTTGATATCTTCATGTAGCTTTACTTTTTCAGCAGTCAATGATTCTTCTCTGTCCTTATCTCTTTTAAAGAAGTACCAGATAAAAACAGCTATGAGAGCCACCTGAAGTCCCAGATCAGTTATACTTTTTAATATAAAAGTTATATCCATCATGCACTCCCGGTATTACTACTTTACAGCAGCTCTTTTTAAATCAAGTACACTTGCCTCAATCTTATCATCAATGTATGAATCTAAATCTAAAATGTACTTATTAACTTCTTCAATCATTACAGGTGATAGCTGTGCCTTTACACTTTCCCTTACTTCCAGTGCAAGTGCCTGCAATTTTTCTCTTGAAACTAATCCTTCTGCTACCTTCTGTCTTAGATCCTTCGCCTTAGCCTGCTCCATAGCAGCTACAGCAGTTCTTGTAAGCCCGGCTATAAAATTCTCTGCAAAGTAAAAAGAGTTCTGTGCAAATGCATTATCTTTGAATCTCTCATCATTCTTAAGTCTCTCCAAAGTACCATCAATATACTTCCTAAGATATGTCACCCCTGAACATAATGCCGATACCACGATTACCATCATTACACTTGTAAAAACATTTAAAACTATTTCTTTCATTTTGTTACCTCCAAATTTATTTATCTTGTACTAATATATATTTGTACTTTCTTCCTATATACTTAGGTGTGCCATTATTTTATGACTACTTAAAAAGACGGTATCCTATGTTCCCATAAAATACCGTCTTGTTTAATCAAACATATTTAGTTGTCCCGGAATATTCTTTCGACCTGATTCATCTCTCACAAGTCTGTATACCGTTGATTCACTTACTCCGTACTTTCTTGCAATCGCCCCCATACTTATGTCTGTTTCAAGATACTCTTTTTTTATCAACCTGTAAAGTGCCGGTCTTCTGATTTCTTCAATCTTTGGCAAGTATATAGGTGTCCCACCAAATTCTTTACAAAGCTTTAGGAGAGCTTCTATCCCTATTACTCTTGCATACTCCCTATTGTTCTCAGATAAGTCCTCCGCCCTAATATCAAGTTCTTCCATCTAAAGCCCTCCTTCCTACTTATTACTTTGCTACTTCGTCAACTTGGCAAACTCCATTGGAATCTACCCACCACATTTCTCCAGGATCACCTATTATATAGCAACTTGTGGCCATTATACCTGTCTCACATAGGTAGTAGCTTTTCCCATCTACTGTTATCCATTGATTAGCAAGCATTGCTCCATCTTTAGGATTGAGATAATACCATCCACCTTCTGATAAAAACCACCCGGTTACCATAAATCCCTCACCATCAAATGCGTACCACCTTCCACCGATTACAAGCCACTGATTCTTGACTAACGTTCCATGTAGTCCATACTTCCACCTATTAGCAACTGTAATCCATCCCGTTTCTGTGTTACTTTTATGTATTTTGCATGCTTGCCATGCACACCAAGAAACAAACTGTTGACACCAGTACACTCCATTATTTTTATACCACTCACCGTACTTTGTAAAGTTCTTACTGCCTGCATTTGCACTCTTGTTGTCAAGATCCTTTTTACTATCCTTTTCAACATAACCGATTTCAGCCTTTGCAACAGCTATAAACTCTTCCACTGTGCAGGTATTTGCGTCAAACTGTGGATAGCCAAATCCATTTATTCTATTATCATTTCCGACCTCATTTAGTGCAAATTCATATGACTTCGCTGCAACACATCCACCATTTCTACTAAAACCTGTCCCGGCTGAGGTGTTACCCTCAACCGTGAGTATTTCATACCTATTACCGTTTTTCTTAACTTGCGTAACAATTCCGACATGATTAACTCTGCCCATCGTTTTACCATAAAAATAAACAACTGCTCCTATTTTAGGTTCTTTACCAAAGCATCCCATTCTTATAAAGTTTGCTTTCCCTGATGGTGTATATTGTGTATAAGATCCACACAAAAGCTTCTGTCCTGCACTATAAGCATTATCCATTCTTTAACTCTCCTTTATTCTATCAACCATTTCTTTCATTGCTTCGATACACTTTGAAGCATTACTTCTTGATAATGCCCTCATATAAAGTGTGTCATACTGTTTTCTTACAAATCCATTCAATCTTTCAAAGTCCGCTAAACTCTTGTTATCTTCCCTCACCCATCCAAGCTGTATAGCCAAAGATATAATCAATCTTTTTTGTCTTTCAGTAAGTACTTCCTGTCTGGGAAACCTAGATACTACATCCTTTCCCATAAGGCTGTCCGCCACCCTTTCAGCTTCCTCATAACTTAGTTTCTTTAAGCTGTCCTTGCCGATCAGTGCCTCTACATAAGAGTGCAGCAGTTCATTATCCATTCCATGTTTCTTAGCTAAAGCATAAATCTTTGAGAGCTGAAGCCTTGTTACTTTCCTCTCTTCCATCTTACACCGCCTTTAATCCAATCCTTATAGACTCTGAAACATCAACTACTCCTTCAAGTCTCTCCCTTATTTCTTCAAGCTTTGTAACATCAAAGAATGCCTTTATAAGTTCAAAATTCTTTATCTGATAGATAAGAAACAGCTCTGTATCAATATCACACTCTTCATCACTTAGATTAAGTGATGTAAGAACCGCTTTCTTATCCTTCTTATAATCTCCCTTTAAACTCTTTTTAAGTAGTGCCCTCTTATCCGCATTTCCTTCACACCATCCGGCAGAGTCAATAACATCATCAATACTTGCTTTGCTTTCATAATCACCCATTTTAAGAGCAATTAAAGCCCTTTTAAAGTTATCTTCAACAACATATTTAACCGGTCTTTTTTCCTTAATCTTTTCTCCTACAAACTCCTTACCAAGCAAACTTTTAAGCTTTGTAAAGTTCTTGATTTCCATAGTATTTGCTGTTGTTATACTTGCAATCGACTTATCCGATCCATGCCATTCTGTAAATTTAATATGTCTATCATCTTGAAAGCTTACCGCTCTCTCCTGCATCTCCTTTTTTATAACATCAAGTTCTGCTCCTGCAAGGTCTGCTATCTTCTTCTTTGCAATAGCAAAATCAATAAGTTCCTCAATATCCAATGACCTTAAATTTACATTTGCCACCGCTCTATCACTGTAATTATTTTGCATTTTAAATTTCTCCTTTCAGGCTATCGTAATTGTTGACTTCTTAAAGCAAATGCAACGCTTTTGCTTAAATCCGGAATGCGAAAATCATTCCTTATTTTTACATGATCTTCCTTTTCAACATCCCCGGTTCTCATTCCTACTATCCTGCCACCGCTTTTTCTTATATATTTAATTGCACTTTCAAAAACTCTATCCGCAACCTTACTGTCATTACCTGCCTCAAACTCTATTACAATCTTCTTTACCATTGTTTATTTCTCCTTATCCTATGTTCATTTGCTTTGCTACTCTTATAATTTCCTCTGCCCCGATATGATCAAACAATGCAACCGCTGCAACATAAACATTTACAGCTCCTCTGATTCCATATCTTGTCCCGGCTATCTTATAAAGAAAATCTATTCCCTCATTATCAAGATGTGATTCAAAGAAAATCTTCTCAATATCACTCTTTTTAATGCTGTTAAGAAACAAAGGCTCTCTCCTGGCAATTCTTGAAAATATCTGTGCAAAGTCTGCTTTGCCGCTGCCCTTTAATCTTGTATATACTTCCTCGTTGCCTACAAGGCAGATTCCAACTCCACTTTCATCAGATATACTTCTAAGATGTTCTAAAGTCTTTTTTGTTAAGTGCTGTGCTTCGTCAATAATGATTACTCTACCACTGCCTTTAAGCCTGTTTACAAGTTCAATATATATTCTTCTTGAATTTCTCTCCCTTACCCCAACTGCTTCACTGAGTAAGTCATTCACTCCGCTCATAGTTGCAAATGCAGGTGATATAGTGATAAACACTGACATAGGATTATTCTTTACATATTCCTTTATAGCCATTGTCTTACCGATTCCTGCATCACCATATATAACTCCGATTTTACCCTGAAGGTGGCAATACTCTATTGCATCCATTACCTTCTTGCTTATTCCTGTCATTGCAAACTCCGGTGCTCTTGGTGCAAGTACCTTAGTCTCACAGATCGAAAGCAATGCTTCAATCTTTGGAATGATTGTATGTGGTGTCTTGTAATTTCCACTAAGAAAACTTGATACAGCTCCGGAGCTAAGGCCTAGCTCCTTTGCAATAGTACTTTGGCTTTTACCTGTTTCATCTCTGTACTTCTTCAATGCCTCTATTGCATTCTCTTCACTCATTCCATTAACCACTTTTGTATCTTCTGTCATTTACCTTTACTTCCTTTCCAACTTTTTTATCTTCTCATTAGCCTTACCCCAGTCAAGTTCTAATGCTCCAACTGCAGCAGGTATAGATTCATAATTTTCCTTATCCGGATTACGCAATATCTTTATAACATCCGGGTTTAACTCTCCATCCCTATCAAGTACCTCACTTGCAGATCCAAGTACAAGATCAAGTGCATCAGTACCTTTAAGGTTCTTATCTTTCTTATATGCCTTAACCAATCCTGCAAGTCTTCTCTGTTCCTTCATTGCCTCACTGACTTGTTCTTTTGTAGCAAAGTATGAAAGTCCTTCTACCTGTTTAGCTGTCAATATATATCTGTCTTCAGAGTCATATACTCTTACTTCCTCAAGGTTTTCAGGATTGTATCTTACAAATACCTGTTCGCCCTGGTGATTAAGTATCAGCTCATCACTGATAAAGAATATTTCCTTGTCATAGAACTTGAGTTTAACTCCGGCTCTTGTAACCTTTTGAAGTCTTGTTGACCTAAGAAGCATAATATCAAGTACTTCCTTACTTGCTTTTCTTACTTCAACTAATGTAGTTCTGTATACTTCATTAGGACTTCTGCCCCTCATTCCATAACCGGTATTTTCTCTAGAGTTATATACATTCTCTATATACTGACTTACATAGTCCCTGAAATCTTCCAAACCTGTAAGCTTATTCACATCTTTTACTACAGTCTTAAGTCTTTCAGGCTTTTCCAGTACATTTCCTCCGGTATAGCTTAAAAATAGCTTTGAAAACTCCTCTTTAACAGTCCTAAAAGTTCTCTCAATTATCTTTGCCCTTGCATTTTTAACAAGTGCCGTATGGAAATCTATTCCAAGTCTTTCCATAATAGTTTCAGGATCCTGTTCGCTACCTTTCTTTCTAAAGCCTCTGCCACCAATATCAAACGTGAGGAACTCTCTACCATTATCAGTCAGTATTCGCTTAGGAACTCCATACTTTTCTATTCCTTGTCTTAATGCGTATAGTGTTGCATCAGCACTTGGAGCAGTTGTTACATAATGTCCCATTATCTTTCTACTTCTAATATCAAGAAATGCAGTCAGATATACTCTCATAGGCTTTTCGCCGTCCGTAATCATAATGTCAAAGGTATGGTTGTCTGATACCCATATATCATTAGCATACAGATCATCATATTCACGATGTACATAAGGTAATGCCTTATCTTTCATAGCCTTTTCACCATATCTGAAGTACATCAGTACCGGATCAGGTATCTTTGATACCCAATTTACAAATGTTCTTGTGCTTGGTAGCTCTGTATCAATGCCTTGCTTTTTAGCTTCCATCTTCGTAAGTGCCACACACATACTTACTGATTTTCTGCTCTGATCTAAGTAGTAGTACTGGAATATATCAAATATTCCTTTCGGCATACCGGTTTTATGATTGTTATGTCTTCCTCTCATATCAAGAAGTGCCATCTCGCCTTTATCAGCCATTGCTTTATTCCACTTGTTAAGGGTTGCTCTTGAAAAGGCCATATCCGGATACTGTAGATGTATAATCCTTATGTAAGTACTATCAGCTTCAGCAAGTGATATTCCTTTTGCTTTTTCCTCAAGTCTATATTTATGCCACCCTTCAAGGATTCGCTTCTTTAATCCAAGCTCTTCTCTCTGATCAGCTGTAAGAGTCTCATAAGTCAAATCAATTATTTTATTTTCTTCGGAATCATTCTCATCCCTACTTGTTGTGAGTAGTTTTTCCTTCGGGTGAGTTCTTATGTATCTCTTTATTTCCTTGTCAGACAAGGATATTAAAGGGATTAGGTAAGATGTACCTGATACTCCGCCTCTAGATTTTATCTTTACTTCTTCAACTTCAATTTTCCTTTTTTGACATAGGCTTTGTACATATCTCTCAGAGCATCCCCTCAATTTGGAATACTCTGCTGTAGTCAGCTTTATTCCTGCAAGAATGCTTTCCATCGTACCTCCCGTCCTTGCATTTTCATCTCTTTTATGCTATTCTCTAATTGTCATTTACCGGAGTTCCCGTCCTTGTGATGGGGGCTCCTTTTACATGTATAAATCCAGTATATGTTCAACCACTTCCGGGCTGATTCCCGCTGCCAGATTGTCAAAATAAAAGTCCACTCTCTGTCCATCCTTATTACATTTCCAGTTTGGACTATGTATTGAAATAGATATTTGCTTTACATGTGGGCTAAGTTGAAAGAATACTTCAGCCTTTCCCCTCTTATTTACTTCCATACATTTATCAAATATTCTTTTTACTTTATTCATCTCCTTAATTGTCATCTATGCTCCCTCCTTCAGATCAAGTATCTCATTAATCTTTTTTCTATACTTCCATCCACTTTTCTTCCCGGTAATGATATAGCTCATGTAGATCTTGCTACATCCTACCATTTCGGCAAGCTCTTTCTGTCTCATTCCCATATCAATAAGCTTTTTCTTTACCATATTTCCATAAGGTTCCATTGTCTTACCTCCTCTTTGCTATTGAGGTTAATTTTTAAACCTGTTATAATTTTACTAGGTTGTTTAACTAACCTATAGTTAGTATAGTTGTATATTTCCAACTAGTCAATACTTATTTCGCTTTTTAGTGTAATATTTTACACTTACAGGAGGTTTTATGACTCTTTTAGATAGAATAAAATATGTCGCTGCACAGAAAAACATACCCATATCAACTATAGAAAGGGACTTAGGCTTTAGTAATAAAGCAATTTATAGATGGAATGATTCTGATCCTTCTATAAATAAGGTTATTTCAGTTGCAAAATATCTAGGAGTTAGCATTGAATGGCTCGCTACAGGAGAAGAACAAAATAATTCTTTTAATAATAATGAAACATCTAAAAATATCATAGAAAAGTATAATAAACTGTCTGATGAAAATAAGACTAAAATAGATATATTCTTAGAGATTGCTACCTTAACTCGATCTGAAAGTATTAGTAGTGGAATAAAATCAACTACTACTAACATATTACAAGATAATGTAGTTAAATATAATCCTCTTAACACAAAAGTAGTTCCTATCTTAGGAAAAGTTGCAGCCGGTATACCGATCAGCTTAGTTGAGGAATATCTTGACAAAGTAGTAGCTCCATCTGATAAGGCAGATTTTGCCACTATTGCTAATGGTAATAGTATGGAGCCTGTAATCTATAATGGTGAAAATATATTTATTAAATCAATGCAAAGTCTTGACGATGGAGATATAGGAGTTTTTGACATTGATGGAGAAACAACTTGTAAAAAATTTAAATATGATTCAACGACTAAAACTGTTATTTTAACATCCTTTAATTCAGAGTTTAAACCTTTAATTTATTCTTTAAAAAAAGATACCTTCCGAATTATAGGAAAAGTTATTCTTACTAAAGATCAAGAAGATAGGTATCATAATTTTATCCTAAAGTAGTTTTTTGTTGTATAAATATGCAATAAGTGAATAAACGTATTTTTAAATGCATGTTTTTTTATAATTCTTCTTTTCCTACTTTTTTTATTTTCGTAAAACCTTCTTGGAGAAAGCCTTGTAAATACTACATTTTAGCTATTGACGAACTATTTTGTATTGGCGAACCACTTTGTTCGCCAATCTCCTATTTAATTGTTATCAATGTATATGTTTTTTTTGCATTAAAAAAAGCTTTAAAATGACCATTTAAAGCCATTTTAAAGCCTATTTAACATCTTTCTCTGTTTACTTATCCACATTCTAGTTTTACTCTTTTTTGCCCGGTACTCTCTGAAATAAAGAATGAGAAATTATTTATCCACTTTTACACAAACCCTTTAAATTCGCCATTCTTCGGGGTTGTTCGTCTTTATTCACTTACACTATTTTTCTCATTCTTCTTTTCTAATTACAATAATCCTTAAATACGCTACCGTTTCTTTCTGTTGTGGAGTCTGCACTTCCGTCAGTATTTACAA